GCGCTTGGTCTTTACAGTTTGATTCTTGGGCCGCGTGGTGGGGAAGTGTATTCGGTGGCTGCGGAGAAGGAGCAGGCCCGCATTGTTTTTGCGGATGCTAAGCGCACAGTGGAAGCTTCGCCGGAGCTGTCAGCGTTGACGAAACTGTATCGGGATGCGATTGAGCTGCCATCTTTCAACTCGGTCTATCGGGTGCTCAGTGCCGAGTCTGTGACTAAGGAAGGCTTGTCCCCGACAACTGTCATCTTTGATGAGTTGCACGCACAACCCGACCGGGAACTGTTTGACGTGTTCTCCCTCGCTATGGGTGCTCGAGGGAAACTAGCGACTCTCATTGCGATCACTACGGCTGGGGTTCGTTCGGATCGCACTGGTAAAGATTCCATCGCTTTCAACTTGTATAACTATGGCAAGCGTTTGGCTTCGGGTGAGGAGAAGGATGACACGTTCTTTATGGCGTGGTGGGAGGCACCTGAGGGGGCGGATCATCGTGACCCTGAAACGTGGCGCTTAGCTAACCCTGGGTTTGGGGATTTGAATGCTGAGTCGGATTTTCATTCGGCTATCAAACGCACACCCGAAGCTGAGTTTCGTATCAAGCGGTGTAATCAGTGGGTGTCGAGTGTGGAAACGTGGTTGCCTGCGGGGTCGTGGGATGAGTGCGCCGGTGAGGTTGTCCTAACCTCGGATGACGAAATTGTGTTGGGCTTTGACGGGTCATATAACGGTGACGCTTCGGTGATTGTGGGTGCTGTTGTTCCCAAGAATGATGAGCCGGTGAAGGTGTTTATGGTGAAGGCGTGGGAAAAAGATTTGGAGCATGATGGCCCTGAGTGGCGGGTGGACATTGGGGAGGTTGAGCAAACGGTTTTGGATTTCTGTCAGAAACATAATGTGAAGGAGATCGCGTGCGACCCGTTCCGTTGGCAACGGTCTATGGAGTTTTTGGAGAATCAGGGGTTGCCGGTGGTGGCGTTTCCGCAGTCCCCGCAACGAATGATTAAGGCGTGTGCCGGGTTCTTCGATTTGGTTGCTGAGAAGCGGTTGGTGCATGACGGCGATCCGTTGCTGTCCCGCCATATTGGTAACACGGCTATCAAGTTGACTCCTGCCGGCCCTCATATCAAGAAAGAAAACCCTAACTCCCCTCGGAAGATTGACGCTGCGGTGGCGGCTATCCTCGCTGTTGACCGGGCCTCCGGTAAGATAGAAGAAACGGTTGTGCCCGAGTTTTTTGGTTAGGGGTCTGATGGCTACGATTTTGCAGGTCGCAGGTATGGCCGGAATCACGGTGGGCGTGTTACTGCTGAGTGTTCCTGCCGGGTTGGTTGTTGGTGGGCTGTTTTTGTTGATTACCGGATTCGCGTTGGGGAAATAATAAGTGCTGAATAGACTTTTTGAGCAGCGGGCCGTTTCGTTTCAAACAATTTTCGAGGCCGGTGACGATCTAGCGTTCGGGAATCTGTCGGACACTGCGATTGATTCCAAGACTGTGTTCCAGGTGAACGCGGTTTATTCTGCCGTGTCGCTTATTGCTGACACGATTAGCACCTTGCCTTTGGATTGTTTCATCCGTATTGATGGGCAACGGCGTGCGTTCCGGCCTAAGCCTTCTTGGGTTGAGAAGCCGGATATTGCGTTGCCTCGGGTGGCGTTCTATAACTCGGTCATTGTGTCTTTGATGCTTGACGGTAACGCTTTCATTCGCGTGTTCTCGAACCGTGCTGGTGAGGTTGTGAACCTGGTGGTGCTAAACCCTCGCGCTGTTGAGGTGAAGCGCACTCCTCGGGGCACGTTGACGTTCACTGTTGAGGGTGAGGGGAAGGTGCTTTCGCAGGAGGAAGTGATTTTCATTCCTGATGTGTTGCGGCCTGGCACGATCCGTGGTGTTTCGCGTGTGGAGGCTTTGAAGGAAAACTTTGGGTTGGCTTTGGCGTTGGAGAAGTTCGCTTCCACGTTCTTCGGGAATGGCACCAACCTTTCGGGTGTCATTGAGGTGGATTCAAACCTGACGAAAGAGCAGGCCGAAAACTTACGTAACAGTTTCGATAACGCTCACAGGGGTTGGCGTAGAGGTCACCGTACCGGCATTCTGTCGGGTGGTGCGAAGTTCAAAACCACCCAGATTGACCCTGAGTCCTCGCAGAGTATTGAGGCCCGCAGATTCGCTGTGGAGGATGTGGCCCGCGCTTTCAATATCCCCGCAAATATGTTGAACATTCCTGGCACTACGACTTACGCGAGCGTGGAGCAAAACAACATTCAGTTCATCACTCACACTTTGCGCCCGATTGTGCAGAAGCTTGAGGATGCGTTCTCACCTTTGATGACTCGTTACCCTGGTGGGGAAACAGCGTTTGTGAAGTGGAACCTTGACGGTTTGGCTCGCGCTGACATTCAGGCAAGAACTTCGGCTTACTCGACTATGATTCAGGCTGGTGTCATGTCAATCAACGATGTGCGCCGGCTCGAGGACATGAGCGACATTGACGATGCGGCTGCAAGTAATGTGCGGGTGCCGTTAGCGAATATCAACATTGATGGTGCTGACCTTGTGGCTGATGAGAAGCGTGTTCGTATGGCGCAGATTCTTGTTTTGTCTGGTTATGATCCTGCGGAGTCTTTGTCGGCGGTTGGGCTTGACCCGATTGCTCATACTGGTTTGGCTTCGACTCAGTTGCAGCCGGTGGCGCAGGTTGACCCTGAGAATCCTGGCTCTGTTTACGAGGTGCAATAATGCCGATAGTTCATCGTCAGGTAACGCTTGGCACAGCTGCCACTGAGATTGTTGGTCACGACAATATGCCTCATGAAGTGATTTTGCATAACATGAGCAAGACTGGCAACAATTATGTTTATTTCGGTGGTTCCGCTGTGGGTACTGCTAACGCGCCTCACATTGATCCGGGTGAAACAATCCAGTTCACTCTGGGCCCTGATGACCGTATGTTTGCGGTGTCTGACCCTGCCGGTGTTGTGGTTGGGGTTTTGGATATTAGGAAGCTTGACTGATGGCCCCGTATTTCATTTCTGATTCTGCTGAGGGTTGTGATGGTTGGGCTACCGTGAAGGATGACGGTGAAGTTTTGGGTTGTCACATGACGAAGCAGGATGCGATAGATCAGGGTGTTGCGATTGCGCTTGCCGAGGATTCCACGTTTGAGGGTGAACGGTCTGTGAGGGCTGAACCTGGTGAGCTTGTGTTGGGCGATTTTGTGGAGTGGGATTCTTCGGGCGGGATGGCTCGTGGCCGTATCGAGCACATTATGACTGAGGGCACTTTGGGGATTCCCGATTCGTCTTTCAGTATTGAGGCCACACCTGATGACCCTGCTGCGTTGATTCGTATTTACCGGCCCGATGAGAGTGATACGGGTGAAGTGTATTGGGATGAAACTGACATTCTTGTTGGGCACAAGTTTTCGACTTTGACGAAGATTGACCCGTTGCCTGGTGAGCCTGAAGATGATGGTGACGATGATGTTGACGGGTTGCGTGCCGTTGATTTGAGTGCCCCAGCGTATATGAGGGCGAGCGCTAGGCGTGGCCTGGAATGGCATCGTGAAGGTTTGTCGGGTGACGGTGTTGTGGATGCCACGATCCGTGAGGCGCGTGCGATGGCTGAGGGTAATGTGACCGCTGATAAGTGGGTTCGTTTGCGGGCGTGGATTTCCCGGCACCTTGTTGACATGGATGCGCCGGCTAACATTCCGGGGAACGAAAACTATCCGGGGCCTGGTGCTGTCGCTATGGCGTTGTGGGGTGGTGGCGGTTCGAAACGTAGTGCCGAGCGTGCTCTGGCTTACGCGGATGGTGTGGTTGGTAGAATTGAGGCAGAGAATGAAGGCCGAGCGAAGGGCGAAGCGTTGAGCAAGTTGGAAACTCGTATTGTTGAGGTTGAAGCGTTTGAGGTGCGTGAGGGTGCTGATGGTATGCACTTGGAGGGTTACGCTGCCTTGTTTAACTCTCGCAGTGAGAACTTGGGCGGGTTTACTGAAACGATTAAGCCGGGTGCTTTCCGTGCTTCGTTGAAGGCCCGCAACGACATCAAAATGTTGTGGAACCATGACAGCGGTGCCGTGCTTGGTTCGACCCGTGCGGGCACTTTGGTTTTGACTGAGGATGACCGTGGGCTTCGCGTTTCCGCTACCCTGCCTAACACGTCTTATGGGCGTGACGCTTCGGAGCTTGTACGCCGGGGGGATGTGACGGCGTTCTCTTTTGGTTTCTCTATGCCTGCCCGTGGTGGGGATGAGTGGAGTGGTGACGGTACTGAACGTGTTCTGAAGTCTGTGCGTTTGCATGAGGTTTCCCTGGTGGCGTTCCCGGCTTACCCGGAGACTGCTGGCACGGCTACGGTTCGCGGTTTGGACAAGATTGCTAAGCGTGCCAACGTGGATGCTGATGCTCTCGCTGATGCGTTGTTGAAGATTGAGAACGGTGAGGACATTTCCTCTGATGATCGCAATCTGTTGCAGACTGTAATCAACGAGCTGGCACCCGAAGCTGAGGCACCCGTGGCCGATAACAGTTTGGAATTGTTGGCTTTGAAGAAGAAGAAGCTGCAAGTTTTGATGGGTTACTAATGGCAACCGTTGAGGAGATTGCGTTACTACTTTTTGACGTGGTTGAGGATGTTGGTGTGGCTGATGATTTGGCCCGCCGGATTGTTGCGCTCGATGGCGAGCCGACTAAAGAAACCCGTGTGTTGAAGGCTGCGGAAACGCGCTAGATCGGGTTTGCCCCTGCCAGGTATTCCACCCTTTCCCTGGTAGGGGCTTTTCTTTTGGAACGGGTTGCAGGGCACGGTTTACAATTAGAGGTAGCCGGTGTGCGTTAACGCTACGGTGAGCGATTCTGTGTTAGCACGGTTGCGATCCATATTCATTTAGAAAGAAAGATTACTGATGACTGATTCATTTTTGAAGCGTCAGCAGGAGTTGAAAGCTAACCTCACCATGCAGATTCGCGACGTCATTGACGGTGCCGAGTCTGAGGGTCGTGGCCTTGATGCTGCTGAGCTGACAAAGATTGACCGTATCGAAGCTGACATTGAAAGCGCACAGCGCTCTATCGAGGTTGCTCAGGTTTCTGAGATTCGTGCTGCTGAGGTAGCTGCGGCTTCCCGTGGCTTCAGCCCCGTAACTGAAAGCGCCGGCAACTCTGCTGACATTTTCCGTTCGTTGGCTCGCGGTGAAATCCGTGGTCACGAGTTCATGCACTCTGAGAAGCGTGCACTTGTTGATTCCGCTGACACTGTTCCTGTTTCGTTCCTTGACCGCGTTTACGATCTGGCGAAGCTTGTCGGCCCGTACCTCGAAACGTCTGAGACGTTCTTGCGCGACTCTGGCAACGATTTGAGGATTCCTGTTCTCACTGGTTACAGCACTGCTGCAGCCGTGACTGAGGGTTCCGCAATCGCAGAGTCCAACCCGACCTACAGCTCTATCCTCTTGAGCCCGCAAAAAAGCGCTTTTATCGTTCAGCTGTCAAACGAACTAGTAGCAGACGCTGGTTTCGATATTGAGGAAAGCGTTGCACGTCAGGCTGGTGTCGCTATCGGTACCCGCGCTAACGTGGTTGTTCACGCAGCCGTTACCGCTGTTGCTGGTTCCGGTGTTACTGCTGGTACAACCAACGCATTCACTACCGACAACCTGATTGACCTTGCTTACTCGGTTGACGGTTTGGCTCGTATGCTTCCTGGCACCGGGTTCATGATGAACACCAAGACTCTTGGTTTCGTTCGCAAGCTGAAGGACAACGCTGGACAGTACATCTACAACCCTGTAGTTGGAGAGCCCAGCACCATCCTCGGAATGCCCGTTTACGAGAACCCTGCCGTTGCAGATATCGCTACTACTGCTAAGGCTGTGTTCTTCGGACACTGGGAGTCTGTGAAGATTGCGACCACTGGTCTGCAGGTTGCGGTTTCGCAGGATGCATACTTCGCTAACGATGTCACGGGCTACCGCTTCGTGTACCGTCTTGGCGCTGGTGTTGCTAACGGTGCAAACCACATCAAGTACCTGGCTCTTGCATAAGCATTAGTCACAAGGCTGAAGGCCCCCGCTGTGTTGTAGGTTTCACGGCGGGGGTTTTCGCTATTATGTTCGAATGACCTACGAAAAGATTAAGGGTGTTGTTTCTTTAGCTTCGAATAACCCTGGGGCTCCCACCGGGTATGGGGTGCAGGCTGAGTTTCTGGTGCGTTACATGAAACGTCACGGCATGAATGTGGGTGTGCTGTCGAACTACGGCCTGGAAGGTTCGATTGGGGAGCATCGCACAGACTTTGGGAGTGTGCCTGTTTTTCCGAAGGGTGTTGCACCTTATTCGCAGGATGTTTTGACTGTGTGGCATGAGCATCATCGGCAGTCTGCACCCGACCTGAAGCACGCGATCATGACGTTGTATGACGTGTGGGTGTATAACGGTTGGAAGGATGAGGTGCCGGTTATTTCGTGGGTGCCGTTGGATCATGTGACGTTGCCTCCTGGTGTTGCCCAGTTTCTTCGGCGGGAGAATGTGACCCCGGTGGCGATGGCCCCGCATGGGAAACGTCAGTTGGATAACGCTGGGATAGATTCCGTTTATATTCCTCACGCTGTGAATACAAAGGTGTTCCAAAAGACTCCGAAGATGATGGGCCCGGAGGGGATGACTCCGACACGGGAACTGTTGGGTGTGAGTGATGACACGTTTTTGGTGGCGATGGTGGCCGCGAATAAGGCGAATGGGATTCTGCATCGGAAGGCTTACGATGTGAACTTTATGGCGTTCTCAGCGCACCTACAGTCGCACCCTGATTCTCACTTGTACGTTCATGCTGACCCGTCACCTAATGTTGGCGGGTTTGATTTGGCGTTGCTTGCACGAGTGTCTGGGATTCCACCAGAGAAGATTACATTTGCTAACAGGGATCAGTATCGGATTGGGTACAGTCAGGCCGACCTTGCCGCGTTGTATTCGGCTGCGGATGTTTTGTTGGCCCCGTCTTATGGGGAGGGTTTTGGGGTTCCGACTGTGGAGGCTCAGGCGTGTGGGACTCGGGTTATTGGTTCGGGTTGGGCTGCTACGGCTGACCTGGTGGCGGAGGATGGTTGGTTGGTGGAGGGGCAACCGTTTTGGGATGAACCTCAGAAGGCGTTTTTCCAGGTGCCGTTGTTGGCTTCGGTAGTGTCGGCCCTCGCGCTTGCCGATAAAGAGCGTGGGTTCTCTGCGGTGTCACGAAAGTTTGCACTCGACTTTGACGAGGAGAAGGTGTGGACTGACTATTGGATGCCATTCCTGAAGGGTTACTTCGGGTGAGGTTGACACACTTCTATCACGTTTACGCGGATGGGGATTGGCGTGTGCCAGCCCGTGACCA